GTTATCAGTATCAAGTACAGGGCTAAGATGCTTAAAACGAGGATCCCAGCTAGCGTAAGAATCGCACCCTGTACTAACAAGAGGCAAATCTTTATAGGAAAGAAACTTACGTACGTCAGCCGCGATATAATCAACTTCATTGCTAAATTCCCCTTTTGGCATTCCAAATCCACTACAAGTGAAGTTACAACCAAATGTACGAAGAAAAACACTAGGTACGCCCATGTAGCGGCCTTCACCTTGTATACTATAAAACAATTCTGCAACTTTAAGCTTTGCCATCAAGACTCCAATAATTTAATTAACACTTATTATATAGTAAATTAGTCATCCATGTCAAGAGGATTGTCTGAATCTATTTCAACTTTTTTAACCTTTTTAGGGATATTTATGTTGCGTTTTTCAATATCAATATTGTCCATTTGCCGTTTTAAGTAATCCAAAAATTGGTGACTAAATTCACCGTTATCATGATCTTGCAAGATCAAGGAATCAATATCCATATTCTCAATCATCTTATACTTAGTGGCCTGTTGTTTCTTTTCCTTTTGAATTCTGCGAATAAAGGCAAAGTAAATAATCTGAGTATAATATGCAAATGGATTTGAAGATTTACTTGGGTCAAATTTTTGTACTGCAGTTAAACAATTTTCAATCCCGTCCGAAATCATATCATCTTTAAAAGTATAATTAATAAAATTAGATTTGTATGAAAGGTGTGTAGCAATCTTTATAAAACATTCGCCAATATATCTAGTAACAACGGGGGTTTCTTCTCCTCGTTCTTTAGCAGCATCGACTTGTTCTTTATATGCTATTAAGGCTTCTAAAAACTCTTTATTATTTACATAATGTGCAGTAACCGAAGGTTTCTTTTCCTTAATGGAAAGTTTTCCTTCGTCTGATTCTATTATTCCCATAGTCGTGTCTTTCATCATTTTCTTCTTCTAAAATTGAGTCTCTTATTTCATCTGTTACATCAATTGCGTTTTCTTCTGCTTCTTTACGGGCATCAAGATATTTAATATAATTTTCTGTAAGTTCTTCGTTGGCTTTTGCGTATGATATAATATTTCGAACAGGAACCTCATAAAATTCTTCTTTGGTTAATGCAAACCAAGGAGCAAGTGTATACGATTCAATTACAGCTCTTCCAACATTTGATCTAATTTGATTTAATACCAAAGGATCTTTTATAAAAAGACTAAAGGTATTTTTTAAATCTATTACTTCATCCGTTTTACATACTATATCTTCACCACTATTTAACTTCAATATTTTATAACTTAGGATCATTGTAATTGAACTTTTATAAGTTTGTAGTCAAAATGTTCATCATTGTAAATTTTTATCCGTTCAATCATATGAAGTAACGTAAAGTTCTTTTTAGATTTCCAGGTTAAATCATCGCCTATATCATATAGATTGCAACTGTCTTTGTCTTTGGTTGTTCTCAAACCACGTCCAATAGATTGCAAATTTCTTATCCGAGATTTAGAAGGAGATGCAAATACAATATTATGCAAATTCTTAATGTTAATCCCGGTAGAGAATGTTCCATATGAAGCCACTATTATAGCATTATTTTCGAGTTCTGTCAATGCTCGAATTTTTTCTCTTTGCTCCGTATCTGTTCCCCCATAAACAAAAAATACTTTTCTATTTTCTGCTTTGGCATTAATCATTTCATATAGATTTTTGCCATGTTTTTCTACATACTGAAATAATACAAGACTGTTACCTTCTTGTTTAAGAGTCAAATTTCTAATAAATTTGTTTCTTGGTTCGTATTGAACAAGAAAATCCATTTCTTCTTGATACGTTTTACCCTTCATAGCTTTTTTAATTTCATCCGGATAATCTAATATCAAATTATAGATTTTTAAATCAGATAATGTTTTGCTTGTAATAAGTTTCTTAGTTGTTGTGACTTTATAAACAGGACCAAAGATACCTTCAAGAACTAACTTATGCGTTTGTGTACCATCCAATGTACCAGTAGTCCCTACTCTATAAGGAGCGTCTGGGCATTTATTTAAAATTCCAGTTAAAGATTTTGCTTTAAATTGATGAGCTTCGTCTCCATAAACAACTTGGAATTTTTCAAAAAATTGTTTTGGTAATTTATAGATAGATTGCCAGGTACTAATAACAACATTACAATCTGTAGATTTTTCATGCCCGCCATAAATGCGATGGCAATGGGATGCTGCATCCCATCCATTTAAACAAGAATAATCTCGAAAATCTGAAAACATCTGTTCTACCAAAGATGTTGTAGGTACAATAATTAATTGCCTTCTGTCAAATTCATAGTGCCAACGAATTATACAATAAATTATTAAAGATTTTCCAGATCCGGTGGGAGAAAGTAATAACCTTCTACCGTCGCTAATTGCTTTATGTACCGCTTCTATTTGATATTCTCTAATTGGAATCGGTTCGCCTTTTGAGCCAATGTTTAACTTTTCACAAAATTCTTTTACAGATTCAAAAGTACATTCATCTGCAGTTTTTTCATACTCAGATAAATCTACAGTGTATTCTCTTTCTTTTGCAAAATGTTCAACATACTCTTTTAAGCCAACATAAAGCTCTTTAGTAAACATAGAAAAAAGCCTGACACGGCCATCCCACATCTTTGATCTATACAAAGGGTGAAATTTTGCACCAGGTACTTCGAAGGAAAAATGATTATTTAATTCCTGAGCAATTGAAGGCTCAGCATCAATATTCAAATATACTTCATTCTTTTTTCTTATTTTTATATCGGCCATTACATCATACCGTTAGTGAATTTTGTCCATTCTAAACAGTTCTTAATATCCCATGTTCTACTATTCAATGACCGAATAATTTGCTCCAATTGGTACTGAACAATTTTAAAATATTCAACCTTATCTTCTAATAAAATAAGATCGTTATCTACCTGCAGGAACTCATCCATTTCATTTTTTAATGGTTTGTTTCCCTGCCATTGTTCCCATTCTTCTGCAGCTAATTCGGCTTGTGTCATTTCTCCTCTGTAATACTTATATTTCTTACGTCGGAGGTTTAAATAGTCAGACTCGGCTTTTCGTAAATTAAGACGAGTAGATGATAAAAAATTCAAATACTTTGAATGTAATAAAGGAGTGCGAGCAGATTCTTGCCCTAGATTAGTTTCATTAATCTTGCAATCATCTGCCCACGATGACTGTAGGTCAGACAATTTCATGGATTAACCAATTTTGATAATTTGATTAGGATTACCTTGGAAGTTGAAAGAACCGAAGTGGTTTAGCGAGATTGACGGATCAAGCCAAATATCACCGCCAATACCTTGCCAACGACGACTAAAGGTATAATCCTCAGACAAATAACGACGATCTTTAGGATCAATCATTGTGTCAAAGAATGCATAGAAAAAGTCTTGCAAATCTGGAGGAGTATTCAAATCGTTGTTATATTTGAGTTCCGGATATGCTGCAATCATCTTGTCAATTGCTTCGCGCTTAATCATCATAAATCCTGTAGCGCCGTCATGCAATTTGATAACGCCACTTTCAATAGCAATTTGCTTCATATCTGCATTAACAAATTTAAAGTTAATAGCATAATCACTTCCTGAAGCTGCGATCATTCTATCGTCCATAGGGGCCTGTCCATTAGACAAAACCGCATCACGGATACGTTGCCAGTTAACACCCTTCTTAGGATATGCACCAACGCATACTTCTTTATTGTGTGCAATAAGTTTCAAGACATCTTCAACTTGAAATTCAATGTCAGCATCAATAAACAATAGACGAGTATAGTTGCTTTGCAAAAAATATGCAACTAAAACATTTCGAGCACGAGTAACAAGAGACTCATTTGCAATTGTTCCAAATGCAACTGGAATTTGATGTTGGTTGAAAAATGTCAATGTGCGAACCATTGAACGGAAATACGCTTCTGTTAGCATACCACCATAACAAGGGGTTGCAATAAAAAGTCGTTCTTTGCGAAGATCTTCAATGTTTATTTGAAGTTGACTTTGTTGGTTTTCTGCTGGTGCGGCAGGTTTATTAAATTTTGGCACCGGTACTTTCGGAATGTTTTTCAAAGGGTTGTTTTTAGCCATACTATCTCCATATTATTAATTAAAGTTTCTCCACCTCAAACAAGGTATATTTAAATGAGGCAATTGCGGTAAAATATTCAACGCTTGCAGATGCAATATCAAAGTCTAAAGCTTCCAAGGACACAGGGAATATGTCTTTAAACATTATATTTACTTTAGGCGTATTTGTCGAGTCTAAAATGCACAAAGTTGCATCCGAGTATGCCAAAACTTCAGTAATTCCTTTAGAAGTTACTTTAAATGGAAATGCACTTGGCTTATTCGCAGTAAATGCGCCGAATTGGGTATAATCTTTTGGAAACCCCAATGCAACTAACCATTTATATATTTCCATATAGTTTGACATATCTTCTGCGATTAAAAATCTAATACTAAGATCTCCAAATTGCAGCTTGTCTCCAATGCGAGGAATATCGGTAAAGGGCGAGGGTTGAGATGCAAACCCTAAAGCCAATTGAGGTAAATTTGCAGATTGACAAGTAAACGATACATTTGGTATATCCTTTACAGAAAATCTGAAAGCGTTTGGCCTTAGATAGTCGTGAGTTGTTGGCAAATTATTTGCATAATTTTGCTGAAGCACACTTATATTTGAAGTAAACATTTTAAAACACCTTCTACTGATACTTATATTTATAAGGCAGAAAAGGGGGAAAAATCCCCCCTTTTAAAGAACAGCCTGTAGACTGTAGATATACGCCGGTCTTAATGCCGGCTTTATCAATGTAATTTTTGATTACATTAAATTCAATACTTGCGTACGACGATAGTATTGATTACGGTTAGCTGTAAAGCTATCTGCGTCATTTGCGCCTGCTGAGTTAACAACATATGGGTTAGCAATTAGACCGTAACGTGTCTTAAAGCCAATCTTTGGCTGGAAGCTGTTAGGATCAACTGCGCGAACCATTTGTAGAGGAACATATGGGCAATAGAACATACCTGCATCATAAGGAGAAGAACCCTTATAACCAACCATGTAGAATTGGCTTGCTGCGCCTAGATTTGATGAATACGGATCAATGTAAACTCTGTAACGTCCATTTAGAACACCAGCGAATGTATTGCCTGTATCGTCAACATTTAGACCTGTGCTCAATGCTGGAGCGTAGTCTAGAACACCGGACATAGCTAATGCGCTTGCAACGTCTGCAGAGCAAACGATGAAGTTACCTTTGCCACGACGTGTGTCTTGTGCAATGTGGTTAGCATCACGTTCAATGTTGAACAATAGACCTTTGAAACGCTCTACAGACCAACGTCCGTTAGAATCAACGTCTAAGTCAAATGTACCTGCGGTCGCTGTTGCAGGAGAACCTGGCTTAGCTACACCATAGATTGTACGAACAACTTCGCGGTTAATTTCAAACATGAATTCTTGGGATAGAATGTTTGACAATTCTGCTTCAGCGTCAAGACCATGAATTGCTTTCAAATCTTGTGCTAATTCAACGGTGTATTCTGCTTTTAACGCACGTGACTTAGCAGTAACTGTAGTCTTGTCAATGCTGAAAGACATTTCGTTAAATGCTTGGCCGCCGGATGTACCTTGAGCTTCAGCCGCTGCTGTCGTTGTACCTGCACCAGTTGTATAAGCACCAGAAACTGGGTTATTACCTGTTGTGCTAACTGCGTTACCAGAGAACGATGTATTTGCTTCGTTGAACAATGCTTCTACACGTGTTGTAGTATTAGCACGCTCGCCGCTATACATAGATCTCATTGCAAAGATTAAGCCTGTTGGACCAGTCATTGGCTGAACACCGCAAATGTCATATGCCATTAAGTTAGGCATTGCACGGCGAACTAAACCAATCATGATTGGGTCATACTTGTCAATACCGCCAGTTGCGCTGATATTGTTGCCTGGAGCTGCCTCGAACAATGCATTACGCTCTTCA